CGGAACCCCCCCTGCTGGCGGAACCCCCCCTGCCCCAGCACTGGACGACACCAAGGGTTATTGGCCGGAGGACTGGCGCGAGAAGTACGCCAACGGTGATGACAAGATGCTCAAGCGTCTGTCCCGTTTCGATTCCCCGAAAGCGGTGATCGATTCGTTCACGCAACTGGAGAAAAAGATGTCCTCCGGTGGCCTGAAATCCGCCAAGCCGAAGGACGGCACCCCCGAGCAGCTTGCCGCGTGGCGGCAGGAGAACGGCATTCCGGCCGAAATCAAGGACTATGACCTGTCGCTGCCGGACGGGCTGGTCATCGGAGAGGCCGACAAGCCGCTGGTCGAGGGCTTCTTGAAGGAGGCCCACAATGCCGACTACAGCCCCGAACAGGTGAAACAGGCCCTGTCGTGGTATTACAAGGAGCAGGACCGGCAACTCGGCGAACTGCAGGGGCAGGACCGGCAGACCAAGCGCGAAACCGAGGACGCTTTGCGGCTGGAATGGGGCGCGGACTACCGGCGCAATCTGAACATGATCAGTGGCCTGCTGGATTCGGCCCCGGAAGGTGTGAAAGCCGGACTCATGGGTGGCCGGATGGGCGACGGCACACCGGTCATGAGTCATCCGGAAGTGTTGCGCTGGCTCACCGGCATCGCGCTGGAGCTGAATCCGCAGCACACGGTGGTGGCCGGCTCTGGCCCGAACGCGGCGGCGGCCATCGACGACGAAATCACCGTCATCGAAAAGCGGATGGTGAGCGACCGCGAAGGCTATTTCAAGGACGAGAAGATGCAGGCCCGTTATCGTGATCTGATCACGGCCCGCGATCGAATCAGGCAAAAAGCAGCTTGACATCCCGGTAACCCGAAAGGACCGGAACCGCAGTAGAAGTAGAAGCACCGAAGCTAGGAGCCACAACCGGCCCCGAACGACCGCTAAGGCGATAACCGTGAGGGGCCGGGGAGGACAACCCGGAGCCGAGGGGCGAAACCAACCTCTTGACTAAGGAGAAATACCATGGCAGAAACTGCCTATCAAATCCAGTACAAACAGGAGTTCGTCGCAGGTTTCGAACAGCGCCAGTCGCTGGTGCGTCACACCGTCACCACGGAAGCGGTGATCAAGGGCAATCAGGCCACGTTCCTCGTCGCCGATTCGGGCTCTGCCGAAGCCGTCACTCGCGGCGTCAACGGCCTGATCCCGGCACGTGCCGACAACCTGAACCAGTACACCGCCACCCTCGTGGAATGGCACGATCTGGTGCGTCGGACCAGCTTCAACATCTTCGCTTCGCAGGGCGACGGCCGTCGCATCATGCAGGAAACCACGATGGCCGTGGTGAACCGCAAGATCGACAGCGACATCATCACCGAGCTGAACACGGCGACGCAGGACACCGGCGCAGCCGCTACCGGCACTCTGTCGATGGCGCTCCATGCCCTCACCATCCTCGGCAACAACGCGGTGCCCATGGACGGCAACGTCTATGCGCTGATCACCCCCGCGATGCTGGCTTACCTGATGCAGACGAAGGAATTCGCGTCGGCCGACTACACCGGCAACCGCCCCTTCGACGGCAGCCCGTCCACCTTCAAGTGGGCGACGATCAACTGGATCGTCCACCCCAGCCTGCCGGGCAAGGGCACCAGCGCCGAGAAATGCTTCATGTACCACAAGAGCGCCCTCGGCCACGCCGCGAATACCGGCGAAATGCAGTCGGCGGTGGGCTACGATCAGGAGCAGGACTACTCGTATGCTCGCTGCTCGATCTTCATGGGTGCGAAGCTGCTGCAGAACTCCGGCATCGTGGTGATGAACCACGACGGTTCGGGCTACGCGGCGCTGTAACCATCAACTCTGACGAAAGGAAATAACCATGGCTTATGCAGCTTCTGGCCTGAAACTGATGGTCCCGCACTTGGGCTCCGGCCCCGCCGTGTGGCATTACGCCTCGGGCGATGCCCGCACCACGATCGAAGGCGCGGGGTATTTTTCGGATGCCGGCCAACGCGGCATGAAAACCGGCGACGCGGTGATCGTTTCGGCGGGCGGTGCTTCCGCTCTCGCGACGATTCACTCCGTTACCGGCGTTTCGTCCGGCACGGCCACGATCAACGCTGCGGTTCTGGCGTAATCGGCCCGATGTGAGTCGCCCCCGCCTTCGGGCGGGGGCTTTTTAAGGAGGTCAAGATGGACAAGTTGCAACCCGCCCTACTGCGCAACGCGGAATTCGAAAGGACGATCTACACCGTTACCCCCGAGCATGGCACCCAGTTCGAGGCCATGCTGCAACCGAAATACTGGGCGAACGTCGCCTACAAATTCAAGCCCGGCGATCGCATCGAGGTTACCGCCGAAAACGGCGAGTGGTATGCCGAGCTGATGGTCATCGCCTGCGCCCGGCTGTGGGCAAAAGTGGCCCCGCTGCGCTTCGTGGAGCTGACCGAAGCGGCCCCGGCTGGTGAAGCGGCGGCCGAGTCCGATCCCGCCAACGACTATAAGGTCGGGTGGGGCGGAAACAGTGCTAAGTGGCGCGTTACCCGCGAGTCCGACAAGCAGGTGCTGCGGGACAAGTTCCAGACTCGGGAAGAAGCCGAGAGCTGGCTCAAGGACTACCTGAAAGCGGTGGTCTGACATGACCTCCAAGCTCGCTCTCTACAACGGCGCTCTCCGCCATTGCGGGGAGCGGCGCTTGGCCTCGCTCTCTGAAAATCGGGAGCCGCGCCGTTATCTCGACGAGGCGTGGGCCAACGACTACATCAAGGGCCTACTGGAATCCGGCCTTTGGAAATTCGCCCTGCGCTCCACCAAACTGGACCCGGACCCCGGCGTTACGATCGAGTTCGGGTATCGGAACGCCTTCGCCAAGCCCGAGGACATGGTGAGGATCGCCGCAGTCAGCGCGGACGAATACTTCAACACTCCGCTCCTCAATTATTCCGAGGAGGGGGACTGGCTTTACGCCGACGTCGACCCGATGTACTTGAGCTACGTGTCGAGCGACGAAGATTATGGCGAGGACCTGACGCGCTGGACGAAAGCCTTCACGGACTTCGCGGAAGCCGACCTCGCGGTGCAGGTAATCAAGCGCCTGACGCAGGACAAGGAAGAGTGGGATAGGATGTTCAAGCTGCGCCGCAAATTGCTGACGGACGCCCGCTCGCTCGATGCCATGGCTGACCCGACGAAATTCCTGCCCCAAGGCAGTTGGGTGTCGGCCCGGAGGGGCGGCAGGGATAACGACGGCGGCAACCGGGGGAGCTTGATCGGATGAAATCCGAATCCGTACTGCTGGCATTCAACAGGGGTCTGGTCGACTCGTTGGCGCTTGCCCGCGTTGACTTGAAGCGGACCGCCCTGTCCGCCGAGTTGATGGTCAATTGGATGCCAAGGGCGCTAGGATCGATGATGCTTCGGCCCGGCTTGGAGTACATCGAAACCACCTGCAACGATTCTCTCGCCAAGTACATTCCGTTCGTGTTCAGCATCGACGATACGGCCATTTTGGAGTTCATCAATTCCAATATGCGTGTATTTTTGAACGAAGTGCCGATTACCCGAGTTGCGGTGTCGTCGGCCGTAACTAATGGAACTTTCAACACTGATCTGGCCGATTGGACGGACAACGATGAATCGGGGGCCACTTCCGTGTGGGCTACCGGCGGTTACATGTCGCTAACTGGCACCGGCACCAATGCCGCGATCCGGGATCAGCAGGTGACGGTCGCGGGCGGTGATCAAAACAAAGAACACGCCTTGCGCATCATCATCACGCAAGGCGTCGTGGGCCTGCGCGTCGGCAGCGCGTCGGGGGACGACGACTACGTTTCGGAAACGTCCCTCTATCCGGGCGTTCATTCCTTGGCGTTTACCCCGACCGGACCGGGTACGCATGCTGTGAACTTTCACATTCGCTTCCTGAATCGCAACAAGTACGCGGGGCTGGTGGATTCGGTCGCGGTCGAGGGCGCGGGCATCGTTGAAATCCCCACCACTTGGGTGGAAGCGGACCTCGGTAATTTGCGCTGGAAACAGTCCGGGGACGTGGTATTCGTAGCATGCAAGGGTCAGCGCCAGCGCCGCGTCGAGAGGCGGGCCGCTCGGTCTTGGTCATATGTAAAGTACATGACCGACGACGGCCCGTTCAGGGTGCCCAATGTCGGACCAAATCGACTTACGGCCAGCGCCATTTCCGGGAACATCACCCTTACCGCCACCACCGCGTTGTTTCGCACCACTCACGTGGGGGCGTTATTCTCTCTCACTTCCTCTGGGCAACAGGTAACGGCCGCCATCGGCGGTGCGGATCAATGGTCTGATCCCATTCGCGTCAGTGGGATCGATGCGGGCCGTCAATTTGGTATCGTCATCACCGGGACTTGGGCCGGGACGGTACGTCTGCAACGCTCCATTGAAGAACCGGGAATTTGGACCGATGTTTCATCGTGGACGGCGAACGACGTAACGATGTATAATGATACTCTTAACAATCAGATCATTTACTACCGCATCGGGATTAAGACCGGGGAATATACTTCTGGAACGGCGAACGTAAAGCTCACCTATTCGGCGGGGTCCATCACCGGGGTGGCGCGGATCACGGCCTTTACATCGTCGACCTCCGTGTCGGCAGAAGTGGTGAGGGACCTCGGTGGAACCGCCAGCACTGATGACTGGTCCGAAGGGTTGTGGTCAGATCGGCGCGGCTGGCCGACAGCGGTTGAACTTCATGAGGGGCGACTGTGGTGGCTTGGTAAGGATAAGATCGTTGGGTCGGTGTCCGACTCGTACCACAGCTTTGATCCCGACTATGAGGGCGATGCCGGCCCAATTTCTCGATCCATTGGCCAAGGTCCGGTGGATACCATCAACTGGGCAGCCAGCCTGAAAAGGCTTATGATCGGCGGTCAGGCGCAAGAGTTTTCCGCCCTGTCGTCGTCCGTTGATGAGCCGCTGACCCCGCTCAATTTCAAGCTGGACAGGATCGCATCGCAAGGATCGGCCGCCGTTCCAGCCGTCATTCTGGATGGAACGGCGGTGTTCGTGCAGCGGGGCGGCTATCGTTTGTTCGAACTGATGCAGGGCGGTGACTCCCTTTCAGGCTACGCTACCGCCAGCATCACGCAGATTGTGCCTAACATCGGCAAGCCCGGTATAGTCCGGATGGATGTGCAGCGACAGCCCGACACTCGCTTACATTGCATTCGTTCAACCGGCACCGCCGCCGTGTTGGTGTATGACCGGGCGGAGAACGTGCGGTGCTGGATCAATGTTGAAACGGACGGAGAAATCGTCGATGTTTTCACTCTGCCGGGCGAGGGTGAGGATAAGGTCTATTACGAGGTCAAGCGTACCTTCGGCGACGAAACACCGCACTACTATCTGGAAAAGTGGGCCAAGGAGGAAGAAGCTATCGGCGGCACCGTCAACAAAATAGCGGATTCCTTCATCGAGTATTCCGGGGCACTCACCGCGACGATCACCGGTCTTCTTCATCATCTTGAAGGCAAGCCCGTCGTCGTGTGGGGCAACAGCAAGGATTTGGGTACATATACGGTGGACGATGGCTCGATCACCATCAGCGAACCGGTGACGTACGCTGTCATCGGGCTTGGTTACGATGCGCGATTCAAAGGCACCAAACTGGCGGGCAACATGGAGTCGGGCGTCCCGTCACTCACGCGCCGCATGAAGATCGGCAGCATCGGCCTGATCCTTGCGAACACCCATGCGCAGGGCTTGCGGTATGGCCCCGATTTCGATAATCTGGACGATCTGCCGATCTACGAGAAGGGAGAAGCAATCGGCGGTAATTACGTATGGGATCAGTACGACGGGGACAGCATCGCATTCAACGGTGAATGGACCACGGATTCTCGCGTCTGCCTCGAAGCAAGTGCGCCGCGCCCCGTGACGGTGTTGGCGGCCGTTATCTCGGTGGAGAAGCATTGATGATCGAAATCCGCCCCGCCACGATGAAGGATGCCCATGAGTATTGGGACGGCAACCCGCCGATGAGGAGCATGCGCGGGTTTGTTGCCGTCTTGGACGGGCGGGTCATCGGGATTGCGGGGGTGTACTACAACGGCCACGCGCAGATTGCGTTTTCCGAAATCAAGGATGAAATGAAGAAGTACAAAAAGGACATCGTACGCGGGACGCGGCGCGTGATGGCTATGATCCGGGAACGCGGGCTAGCCGTGTGGGCGACCTGCGGGGATGAGCGCAGCGCCCGCTTCGTGGCGCGGTGTGGATTTCGTCCCGGCCCGACTATTCCGAATTCCGAAGGGAAAAAGGTGATGATATGGAATGGCTAGGCCCACTTATCGGGAAGATGTTGGGGAGCGCCCTCACGGCGGGTTCTCACAAAGCGGCCGGCCGTGCCGCCAAGCGAGCCGCCGACTTCGAGGCCGCGCAGTTGCAGGTGCGTGCGGGGGAAGTTCGCGCTTTGTCCCAGCGACAGGCCGAGGAGGAGCGTTTTGGGGCGCTCTTGCTACAGTCGCGGGCGTTGGCCGTTGCCGCCGCCTCCGGGGCCGGGGCCTCCGACCCGACCGTGATCAACGCGATAGCCGGGCTCGCCAAGCGGGGCGACTACGCCGCCCGTAGTCGCCTGTACGAGGGCGAAGCAACGGGCCGTAGATACGAGGGCGCTGCCGCTGCTCGCCGTTATGAAGGGCGACAGGCCAAAAGGGCCGGTGAGACTCGCGCCTTATCCACGGTATTGGATGCCGGCCTGTCCCTGTTCGACCGGTACGGGAAGGAGGATGCGCCGAAAAAGGTCGCCACTTACAACGAACCCACGGCGTCCGATTACGCCGTGTGGTGGGGAGGGGGTAACATTTAATGCCGCGTCTGCCTAGCGTAACTGAAATCAGGGACGTTGCCCCTCGGGCACCGGGGGGGCCTCTAGCTTCTTATCGTACCGGTCAGGTCGAGGAAGCTAGAGCCGAAATGGGTCGTGCCCTGTCCATCGCGGCCGATCGGGAGCTGGACAAGATCGATGATTCCCGCGCTGAGGACGCCTTCAATAAGCTGCGCGAGAAGCAGATGGAACTGACGCTCGACCCCGAGCGCGGTTACACCAATCAGCGCGGCCGCATGGCAGTGGAACGCAAGACCCCGCTGATCGACGAGTATGGCAAAGCCTTCGATCAGGCCGTCAGCGAGATTTCCTCCGGCCTGTCCACGGATCGCCAGCGCCGGAAGTTCAAGGAGCGGGCGGATTTCGCCTCGATCGGGTTCCGTTCGGAACTGCTGCGCCACACCATGCGGGAAACCGACAAGCACCGCCTTGAGGTGCTGGAGGGCGTTTTCAGCACGGAAATCCAGAACGCCGGGGCCAACTGGGGCGATCAGGCCGTCATCGATCAGGCCCGTGCCCGCATCCAGCACAACATCGAGCAGGTCTACGGCAAGACCGGCGTGGCCGGGGAAAAGGCCAAGGCTGATTACAATAAGGCCATGGCCAAGGTGCATGACGCGGTGGTGTCGTCCGCCATGGCCAACGGAGCCTACGATTATGCCGAGAAGTACATCAAGGTCAACTCGAAGGAAATGAGCTTCGCCGATGTGGCCAAGCACGGAGTCCTGCTCAAGCAGGTGCGCGAGGACCGGCAATCCAACACCATCGCCACCCAAGTCGTCAACGCCATGTTGTCGCAGGTGGCCCCCGACGATTTCGATCGCCTTGATGGGCTGGTGCGAATGGCGGAGAGCAGGGACCGGGACTATGACAAGGATGGAAAACCCATTACGTCCGAGAAGGGGGCCAAATACAGATACCAAGTGATGCCCGATACCGCCTACAAGCCCGGATTTGGAATCAAGCCGGCAAAGGACGATTCGCCGAAAGAGTTCAATCGCGTCGGCAAGGAATACCTCGGCGCGTTGTTGAAGTATTATAATGGTGACGTGGAAAAGACTTTAGCCGCGTATAACGCCGGATTCACTGTGGTGAATTCTGCGATGGCGGCGGAGGTGAATCCGAAGGGCGACGGGAAGCCGTGGCTGACTTGGATGCCCGACAAAACGCAGAAATACGTCGCCGAGATCATGCGTCAATACAAAGCCGGCGAGACCGGGA